GTTTTAAACGGAACACCTAATCCTGTTCAACAACAGTTTTTCCTTGCACAGCAGGCCCACATAGGTTTTGGCGGCGCGAGATATGGGGGAAAATCATGGGCAATGCGCCGTAAATGCGTACTATTGGCCTTAAAGTATCCGGGCATACAGATTTTATTACTAAGACGTACACTTCCTGAATTAAGAGAGAATCATCTTATTCCTTTAATGGCAGAGTTGGGAGCAACCACAAAAGACGGAATAGCGAAGTATGACCGGGAAACAAACGCTTTTATGTTTCCTATTGGTTCGAGATTAAAATTAGGATATTGTGACAATGATGCCGATACAATCCAGTATCAGGGACAAAGCTATGATTGCGTTTGCTTCTGACGTATGAAGAGGCTACCAATTTTACAGAGTTTCAATGGAATCAAATTAAACTTTGTTGTCGTACTTCTGAAACCATCCGAGTACCATTTAGACCCCGACGCTACTATACAGCGAATCCAGGGGGAGTCGGGATGGCATGGTTTAAGAGGATATTTATAGATAGGGATTACCGAGAAGGTGAGAACCCCGACGATTTCAATTTTATACCCGCTAGAATTTACGACAATCTAGTGGTTATGGAGCGTAACCCTGAATACTTGAATGAATTAAAAAGTTTACCTGATGAATTAAGAAGGGCATACCTTGATGGCGATTGGTCGGTGTTTCAGGGTATGTTTTTTACTGAATGGAATACGGCTATTCATGTGATAGAACCTTTTGACATTCCTGTATGGTGGAGGAAGTTCCGTTCGCTGGACTATGGGCAGGATATGACCGCTTGCTATTGGTGGGCGGTGGCTGATAACGGTCAATGCTTTATCTATAGGGAATTGCATGAGCCTGATTTAATTTTATCCGAAGCTGCCAAGAGAATAATGGAATTAAGTCCACCAGATGAATACATTAGTTATACCGTTGCTTCTCCTGACTTATGGAGCCGCCGACAAGAAAGTGGAGCCTCCGGCATAGAACTTATGTCCAAGGCGGGATTAAAAGGTTTAATAAAGGCCAACAACAACCGCATATCAGGCTGGCGACAAGTTAGGGAACATATTCACCCATACGCTATGTTAGACGATAAAGGGCAACCTGTTTTGGATGAACATGGAGGGGCAAGAAAAACCGCTAGGTTATTAGTATTTAGCACTTGCAAGAATCTGATAAGGTGTATGCCGCTATTGCAGTTTGACCCTCATAATTCAGAGGATGCTGCCAAGAATCCGCATAACGTAACTCATGGGCCGGAATCTGTACGCTACGGCGCAATGTCCCGTCATCCCGAGTACAGCAAGCAGGAGCAACTCCTATTTCCAAAAGGCACGTCGGCTAGTGATGCCGAGAGGATAAGGAATAACATGGACTTCGCAAAGGTCTACGCCAAGATGCAAGGACAGCAGATAAGGGGAGGGTGGTAAGTTGGAGTATGTTTTACTAATTATAGCCATGGTGATTATCTCAACGATTGTTTCATATATTTACTATCGTTTTTTGGTATGGGATAGCGCTAAAAATTATGCTAAATGGAAAATTAAACTAGACAAGATTGACCAGTGCCCAGCCCCGCAACCATCCGGTAATTCGGAAGTTGACGGGGTTTTGTTTGAGCAAAATTAAGGAGGAAAGATATGAGTAAATGCGTAAAATGTAGTCATCAAAAACTATGTATTCACGAGTCATCGTATATCAGTTTAGTTAAGAAAATAAACCAATCTTTGCCGGGCGAAGAAATGATCGCTATGGGGGATAATTACCCGTTTAGCGTTGATGTGAATTGTAAGTATTTCGCGGAACAAGAAAAGATTATACGCGATAGACTTTTGCAACAACAGTATAATGATAGTACAAATATTGGAACAAACATAAAACAGCCAGTGAATCCCAATTTTTACGGCTATGGACGAGATGAAAATTAAATAATTTAACCCTGCTTCGGCGGGGTTTTTCTTTTGAAGGCGGGTGATTATTGTGAACCTTCGGTTACTAATCAAGCTTAGTCTGTGCAAACATTTTCTTGTGCAATCGTTCTGCAAACATTGCGGCAGGACGGTACATGATTTTATTGCTCCGAATGATATTTGGAAACAGATTGAACCACACATTAGGCACGGACATGTTCTTTGTTATGATTGTTTTTGCGAAGCATGTTCAACGCATGAACTGCCTGTTGTGTGGGAGTTAAGGGCAGGTGATTCAATTTGAGCCTATTAGAAACCTTGAAATCCCCAATAAAGGCGGTGAGAAAGAAATTGGCAGAACGCAAGCAGAAGCAAAAATCAGAGGAAGAGACACAGGAGCTTCTTGATAAATGGAAACAACAGTTTGAAATTGACAGGCGAACAAAAAGCCCGATAGACCAGTCATTTAACGAATATGAGCAATATTATCAAGGTTCAAGGGAGTTTAAGAATCTGCGCGACGAGGGATATAACCAGAACCGCGATGTCCGAACAGTTGTTAATCTGGTTCGCACTCCGATTGAGGCATTGATTGACTTATCTGTTCCGCAACCGGACTTATCGGCAGTAGCCTTAGATGATGAATATGCAGTTAAGTTAATGAACCGATATGTTGATTATGTCTGCAAGTCGCAGGACTTAGAGGAAATCAACCTTGAGAATGAGCGTAGAGTCAAGAAATTCGGCGGTGCGTTCTATAAAGTTCATTGGAATAATGCTATTCGATTCGGCTCATATGTGGGCGACATTGAGATAAGTAATCCCCATCCGCTACATATCATCGACAATGCCGGTGCTTTGGATTGGGACAAGGACTTAGAGCATTATCATCATGTATTGAATAAGACCGAGAAATACATCTTGCGTCGCTGGCCGCATATAACCAAAGAGGACTTAGAGGATAAGGCAGTTCTTTACACGGAATATGATGACTTGGCGGATGGAACAAATACGGTCACAGTCGATAATACTACAACTTATAGCAGTAATACCGAAACCGGTTTAAAGCGCTATACCATTATCGAAACTACCTATAAGGATGATGATGGCGATATAGGTAAACTCTGGTGGTCAGGTGATTTACTACTTGAGCATACGCCTAAATTCTACTGGCACAGGGACGAAAACGGCGAGCCTACTGACATGGAAATATTGGAGTTGGGCACACCGATAAGAACCGGATTGGATGAAGAGACCGGCGAGCCGATATTTAAAACGATAGAGGAAATCGTTACCGACCCTGACATGATGGTCTATGACGATATGGGCAATTTGATTGGTATCAAGGTTGACTACTACATCCCGCAAGGTTGGGACATAATTTATCAGCCGTACTTACCAAAGGACTTGTCGTCTTGGGGAACTTCGATGATAGACGACATTAAGGACTTGTATGAGTCGATTTTGAAGGCTGTCTACATCCAGGAAGAATCATTCCTGAGAGGTCGCAAGAAGATCGTCACTGATAACGATGAAGATGCCAACAAGATAATGGACCCGGGGACCGAGGTAATCAAGGTCTTGGGGCAGATTAAGGAAATCGACATTGGCACTAACATTGACGGTATAGGTTGGATAGGATGGCTATGGTCACAGATTCAGCTTATAACAGGGGCCACAAACTCAGCAATGGGAATACATGACCCCGGGGTTAAGAGTGGCAAGCAGGCGCAGTTATATGTGTCGCAGGCCAACTTTAAAGCTAACCTAGCGAGTACCTACAAAGCGATAGCGTTTAAAAAGTTGTACCGGACAGTATCAGACTTTGCTATGGCTTTTTGCGACGATGATAGGCCGTTTAGATTATCGGGAGAGAAAAACAAGCCTGAGTATGGCACGTTCAGTCGATTGTCAATGCTCCGCGACGATAGCGGAAATGTTATTTATCCGAATTGGGATATTGAAGTAAGTAGTCAAGCTGGATTCTTACAGAATAAGTCTGAGGTGTTTAATCAGATAGTGCAGTTGGCTTCACAACACGCATTTGAACCTTCGCCGGGCAATGTAGCTTATCTTAAGGTTCTGCAAAAACTTGGAGTCCCTTATATGGAGTCCATTGTGCATGACCTTGAAGAAGCACTTAAAAAGCAGGAAGAAATGGCAAAACAACAGCAGGAAATGCAAAAGCAGCAGATGGAATTGGAAAAACAGCGACAGCAAGAACAACCGCAAACGCAATCGGGCGCAAGTCCACAACAAGGACAACAACAACAGCAGCAGGTTAATCCAATAGAAGAAACAATTAAGCAATTATCGCCTCAAGATCGGGCGGTTTTTTTATCCCTGATAAAGACTGACCCCGCAAAAGCAAAGGCGATGATTCAGCAGGTAACGGGGGGTGGACAAGTCGGATAATAGGTGGTTTATTATCGACGCGGACCCCAACTCTTTAACGTGGGTGGAGAAAACCGCATTAGATTATTTAATGGAAAAGGGATGGGGAGTTTTTAAGCTTAGTGATATGATGACCGTTACTGATTTCAATTGTTCAGACAAGGGGGAATGTAATTGCAACTACCCAAAACACTAAATATCATGGGCAAGACATTTGATGTTGAAAAGGTTAAGGATTTAAAATTCGACGATGGAGATGCTTGTCATGGAATATGTTACTTTTCCGAACAAAAAATAGCGATTGACCCAGGATATCCAGTGCAGATACGGGAGTCTACTCTGCTCCACGAGATTATTGAGGCAATTAATTTCATGTGCGAGTTGGGATTAAGGCATAACCAGATTATGACACTGGAAACAGGGCTATATCAGGTCTTAATGGCAAATAAACTTCATTTTGACAAGGATTAAGGAGGGGAATATATTGGTTAAAGTTGACAAGGACAAATTCGCTGAAGTAGTTTTGACTAAAGGGGCTATAGAAGTTTCGGGAGATGCGGAAGAATCATTAATATTCCGAAACAATGAGGATGGACAAATTAGCATAACCTTCGCTAATTTTAAATTAATGCACGGTGCAAGCGAAGAATTTGGAGAACATTTTTTCGTAACAGGCATACTTACCCCTGAAATCATTGAGGCTATTATTGGGATGTCTAAGGCAGGTGATTAAGTGGGAGAAAACCGATTCTCTGAGATACAAAACACGTTGACTTCTGAGGAAATCCGAGTAATCAAGGAACTGCGCAAGGTGGACTGGGGGAAGGTGACGATCATTAAAAAAGGTGGAGCCGTAAAAATGGTTGCATCTGAAACTAATACAATATTCGACAAGTAAATAATTGATCCTGACCAGGACGAACCGGCAGGACATGGCACTAGCAGACTAATATCTGCTTTTTCTATGTTCTGCCTTATTTTTGTTTTCTGAAACCTTTTGAGGTTTAACATAGCCGATTTTGGCAGGAAGGAGATTTGTCACATAGGCGCAAGCCGAGATTCGCCTACGGACATTAAAGCGATTGGAGGTGAAGAAGAAATGGGTGCAAATTTAAAGACTCCGATGCCTTGCACTGCAAGCTTTACCGCAGGCAGTTCAGGCAAAACCGAGAAGTCAGCCACCAAGATTCAAAAGGGTGGCGATCTGAGAGCCAAGAAGGGGCTTAACGCCGGGGCTGGTAAATAGTCCAGCAAACTAATTTGAATTGGAGGAAAGAAACATGTTAGAAAAGCCTTTTAACGAAGGTCAAGAGACGGTCGCGGCGTTTCAGATGAACTTGCAATTGTTCGCTGATGATGCCGGGGATGCTGGTGGTTCAGTAGATAGCGGTGGAGGCGTTGCGGATACTGGCACAGATGATTCGAGCGCAGACGAAAGCGGTAGCAACATTATTGTTGGCAATACCGGCGATAGTGAAGCTGCTTCTGGTGACGTTGACCAGAACGATGATGAGAGTGTGCCAGGTGCAGTAAAGGGGCAATCAGTCGAAGCCAATAAAGCCTTTGCTGAGATGCGAAAAAAAGCAGAGGCGGCAGAACGGGCGGCTCAAAAAGCCAAAGATGAAATTGTGAGACAACGAGACGCTGAGATAGCGGCAGAATTCGGGGAGTCTCATGGCATTTTCACTTGGGAGCAATATAAATCTGCCATAGCGCGCGAAAAACAGCAGAAGGTAGATCAGTCTCGCAAACAGCAGGCAGAATTGCCCAAGCAGTTATACGCCGATCTCATAGCCAAGGGATATGACCCGAAGGTAGCTGAGTCAATAGCTGACGGATTGGCAACCAAAATAGAACTGCAACAGCTTAAAGACGAGAGAGCTATTGAGAAAAAAATAAACTTGGAAAAAGAGACTAAGGCGCAAGCGGAAGCAAGGAAAGATAAGGCTGCCAAGCAGATATTGACTGACCATCAGGTGTTGAGTAAAAAGTATGGCGATTTAGTGCCGGGGCTTGACGCTATGGATGCTGCTACCATCGAATTGATGAAGCAGGGCATACCGCTAAAAGCCGCATGGCTGACAGCGCATGAGGATGAGGTTATAGAGTTCGCTAAAAATGGAGGTGCTAAGAAGGTACTTAAAAATGTTAATTCCAAGGCTCACCTGCAAAGCGAGAAATCGGGCAGCGGAAGTTTTGGGAAGGAAGTTGAATTGTCGCCTGAAAAACTAAGAGTTTGGCGGGGATTTGGCTACAGTGAAAAAGAGGCCCGCAAACGCGAGGCTAAGTACATGAAGCAGGGCAAGTAATCCTGCTAATTTTATGGAGGTGAAAAACGAATGAATGTAATCGGTAACGTGTATGGCAATTACCATGCGAAGATTGAGGATGGATTGGCTTGTTCAACTGCTGGCGTAACTGCTGGTCAAGCGGTTTATGTAGCCAGCGGTGTGTGGACTAACTCAGGGGCAGCGGGAGTCATTGACGGGGTGGTAATAAAAACCGCTGCTGCCAGCGGCACTCCTATCGTTGAGTATGTTGTCCCTGGCGCAATGATTGAAGTTGACCTGGAAGGAACTTTGAGCACAGCTCTTGTTGCTGGCGTTAAGACCGCCAAGTTAGTGTCTGACGGTGACGCTGTAGATGCAACTGCTACAACCGGTGGTCATCTGCGGGTGCTGAATGTCGATTCGACCAACAGTAAAATCGTGGTCGTGCCGACAAAGACTTTCCTGTATAACACCAGTACCTAAGAGATAGGTGCAACTGAATAAACAACAAAGAACACGGCTGAATGGTCGTGTATTTTTATGGAGGTGAATAACAAATGGCTGTAATGGTACAGAGTTCAGGTAATTTTCAAAAACTTGTAGGGCTTTATGAGAACAGTATCTTAGAGTACTGGCAGGATGTATATGCTGACGAGGTAAAGAACAGCATGATTCCTATTCTGTTTGACCAAGTCCAATCCGACAATCCCACGGAGGCTATTTCTAGTCTTGCGGGTGCGATTGATTTCAAAGAGTGGAGTGGTGAATTTACTTATAGTGTCCAGAAAGAAGGTGACACGAAGGTATGGACGCCTATAATTTGGCAAGCAGGACGGGCCTATGATAGATTCTTGCTGTCCAATGCTAAATTAATCAACCTTAAAAATGACCACGGAAGCTTTGCTATAGGTGCAGCTCGTACTCGCGAGAATTGCGCTGCTGGAATTTTCAGCAATGCCGATCAAACTAGTTATACCGTAAACAGCGTGAGCCTAAACTGGACATTAACATCTGATGGACTGCCCTTGGCAAGTCATGTGCATACAATGCCCAATGCGAGTGGTTATCAGGATAATCTTCTGCATCTTGAATTAACTGAGGAAAATCTTGAAACCGCCTGTCAGACCATGTTTGAAATGAAAGACAATGACGGGAATTACGGAACACTTAATCCCGATACGCTGGTTGTGCCTCTGGCCTTGCGGAAAAAGGCGTTAGAGATTATCGGTGCTGATGGCAAAAGCGATACTGGCGACAATAATCCCAATGTTTACAACGGTTCGCTTAAATTGGCTGTATGGGACAAATTCCGCAAGCAGTCAACCAACACTGGTCAGCCTTGGTGCGTCATTGATTCCAAGCAGGCGAAACAATCTGCAAAATTCATAAACCGCCTTGAAAGCTCGGATGACTATGATTTACAGAGTTGGAAAGACATGGAAACGCAAACATGGAAGATAGGTTCCATTATGTGGTACTCTGCTGGCATGTATACGTACCAGCCATACGTTTTCAGTATACCAGCCTAGTATCATAGTTTAAATAAACAATTAGTCTTGCATTTATAACTGAAATGTGGTATAATATTACATGGAGGTGAATTTAATGAAGGCTAATTGTTTTTATTGCGGGAAAGAGTTTGATTGCAAGGGGGCAGAAAAATACTGCTCGGTTGATTGCAAGAAGGAAGCGCGAAAAAAGCGTGATAATTCTTGGAATGCCGATCCTAAAATCTGCCCCCATTGTAAAAAGACATTTTATCCCAAACACAGGAATGACCAAATATTTTGTTCTGAAAAATGTAGAGAACAAAACAAATGGGAACTTAAGAAAAAACCTTTAGAAGAACGTACTTGCCCAATTTGTGAAGTAGTTTTTATGCCCACCACTGGCAAACAAGTGTGTTGTAGTTCAAAATGTGGTTTTCGTAAAATTTATTTAGAAAATCCAGACAAACATAAACAACGAGCAAAGGAGTGGCGGCAAAATAATCCCGAACGCGCAAGGGAAAATGACCGAATAAAAAAGGAACATAACAAAGAACGGTATAGACAATATGAGATTGATTCTCACGACAAACTTCGTTTCGGTGGTAATCGTCAAAAAGCCTTAGAACGTGATGGGTATAAATGTGTGGTATGTGGAGAAGTAGAGGGCATTGGCGTGCATCATAAAGATTTTAGCGGGCAAGGCGATAATCCCAACAACGAATTAGATAACCTTATGACTGTATGTAAACCCTGTCATACTGAGATTCACAAACCTACTCGTTTTAAAGAATCGCACATGGAAACCGTTAAATGTCAACAATGCGGAAAAGAAATGCAGGAAATGATTTCTCGTATCGCTGATAATCGTGGCAAATATTGCAGTAAAGAATGTGTCGACAAAGCCAAGATAACTAAAATTAACATGAATTGTGAACATTGTGGAATAGAGTTCCAAGTAACTCCATCTCGCGCAAAACGGGGTAAGGTAAAATACTGCTCAATGGAGTGCCGAAAAGCGGCAGGGTACGCATGGACAGGTAAAAAGTAAAACAAAAAAACAACTTAATACCCAAAGAACTAACCTCACTAACCAAGTGGGGTTTTTCTATTTTCTGAATTTGCAAACAAGTCTGGGGCTTATGCCCTGCCAAAAAGAAAGGTGGAATGAAATATGACAGTACAAGGAGTTGTTCATTACAATCGAGTATCAGGTATCAACGGACTTTACACAGGCAAAGCAGGCTCAGAGATTAAGGTCGCAAGCGGTGGCTATCTCTATCAGTACGGTACTCAGGTAACTAAAACTGCATTACAACTTAACCAAGCGCTAGCGGCAGTAACAGGTAGTACAGGCACAGGAACGGCGGTTCCAAATAGCGGCATATCTACTATAGGCTCAACTGCGGCGGCTGTGAATTATATATTGGCTAATCCGACCGCTGCGGGTGATCGCAAGATGCTGATCTGCACTACTGGAAGCACTACGCTAACAAGTACGGTGGCAACTGGTTCAACCGCTTGTACTTTTGATGGTACGAACTGTAACGCAACCTTTACGGCCACTGGCGCATCCCTTGACCTTGTGGCATTGTCAACTACTCGCTGGTTTATCAACGTAAACAATGGCACAGTAACATTTGCTTAAATTTATTAACTATGGGGAGGGCTTCGGCCCTCCTAATTTATTTATAGGAGGAAAACCCATTTGAAGAAACTGGCAATAGTAGGAACGGCAACAAGTAGCGTACATCTTGCGCCTTACAATAATCCCGACTATGAGATATGGGGGCTTAATGGAGTTTACTCATTGGTTGATTATCCGAACATAACAAACTTCACCAGATGGTTTGAAGTACACCTTATGAAAGACATCGAGGCATTATCCAACGATACCAAACATGCCTATGGAATGGATTATATGGATTGGTTGCAAAAATCTACTATTCCGGTGTACATGGTTGATAGATTTGAGGAAGTGCCAATGTCAGTTAAATATCCATTAGGCGAAATACTGAATAGATTTCCTCGCGCTTATTTCAATAATACGATTTCTTGGATGATAGCACTTGCAATTTACGAAGGTTATACAGATATAAGCGTATTCGGGGTTGACATGGCCACTAATAGCGAGTATTGCGTTGCGCCGACAACAAAAGTGTTAAACGCTAATTTGGAATATGTTAATGCCGGAGAATTAATAATTGGACAAGAAATAGTAGGATTTGACGAAGAACCGACATCTTTAAGCATGGATAGGAAATATAGAATTGCCAATGTTGAAAGTGCCAATCGAATAATACGGCCTTGCTATAAATTAACCTTATCCGATGACACTGAAATAATATGTTCCAAGGAACACAAGTGGTTGGTAGGTGGCCCACAAAACCATTGGTTAGAAACTGAGAAATTAGTTGCCAAGGGTGATTATGTTGATAATAGGTGTTCGCACATATGCAAACCGTTAAGTTATTGGGAAACTGACTTGTCATATGATGCTGGATATTTAGCGGCGGCATTAGACGGTGAGGGAAGTTTATCGCAGTGCCCCCGTAGAGTGGGGGATAGCCATACATTAGTAATGACATTTTCACAAAAGGAAAATGAAATGTCTAGAAAATTTGAAGAAGCAATGCAAGAAAGAGGATTGCTTTTTGGCAAAAGAGTTGCCGAGGATTGCATTAAATACGGAATTTCTAGTAGGAAACAAGTAACAAAGGTTCTCGGAAGCATACGACCCCCTAGATTATTGAGCAAAATGGATGTGAGCAAATTAGGAATGATGCGAACCACAGATAAAGTGGGTGTTGTGAAAAAAGAGTTTTTAGGCGACAGAGAGGTAATTGCTTTAAAAACATCTACGGGAACTTTTATAGCAGAAGGACTTGCTTCTCATAATTGTAATCAGCGTCCGTCATGCGAATACTTCCTTGGCTATGCAGAGGGTGCGGGAATTAAAATCTATATTCCCAATGAATCCGACCTGCTTAAAACTCCATTTTTATATGGCTTCGAGGATGAAAAGCAGAATTTCATGCGAGTTAAGTTGCTGGCTAAAAAAGCTGAGTATGAGAAGAAAAAGGCAGAGTCTAAAATGCAAGCTGACCAAGCAAATGCGGCACTCAATACCTATGATGGAGCGTTGCAAGATTGCGAGTATATGTTAGGGGTGTGGTTTTAGATGAACTTGGGATTGACCACCGGCAAGTATGAAAACATGACCGACACTAACAAACTGCTCTATTTGATTTATGGAGAAGTCAAGCGGATAAGAGAGGTATTCGATGGGGCAAACATAGACCCGTTAGTGAGCGTTAAGGCGTTGGACAATGTGGAAGTTCAGCCAGAACCAGATAATCCAACTACGGGGCAAATAGAGGCTACACAGTTAAAAGAAGGGCGTAATTGTAAATATTGCGCTGAATTTATAGAGGGCAACAAAGGTGATTACCTTGCCCATGTACGGAAATGTCCGAAAAGGACAGAAGGGAAGTGACGTAATTGAGAATAAGCGATACCTTCAAGGCTACTGCGGTAACTGTTGGAACGGTGACAAGTACAGGCGCGGTAGATATAGCAATAAGCGGCAGACCATTTCGACTAGCCAATACAGGCGACCAGACATTATATTTTCATCCGACAACTACGGCAACTTCGACTAATGGATTTCCATTGGTGGCGGCGGCTACGTTCCCCGAGAAAATGACAGTATCAACTAATCTATCAGTTATCGCAGGTTCGAGCGATACGACCTACGCAGTAATCTATTTTGATTTATAAAGGGGGTGAATACCCTTGCTCTATGGTAATTTTTCCGACCTAGTTTTAAAAGTTCTCAACAAATTTTCAGCTCGCGGCACAGAGTTAAACCCAACCAAAACGGCAGATATAAGGCTAAAGATTCAAGACTTTATCAATGCCGAATTAATGGACTTAGCGAGTACAACGGGCAAGATAGCGGCAAAGAAAAGCTATGTGCAAAAGCCGGTGTGCAATACGCTGGCCTATGACACAAGCTCGATAAAACAGCATTTGCCTGATGTGGATTATGCGATTAGCCTGGTGGGAGCCAAGGCTTATTTTTTTGAAGCGGTTGGCCCTGCAACGGTGACGATTGATGAATCTATAAGCGGCGTATGGACTAACTTAGCAACTATCACAATAGCGAGTACGGTAGTGGAAATGACTGAGTACAAGGGATTACTAACGCCGAGTAGTGCGACAAATACAGTGCGAATGAACTTCTCCGGCAGTTATCTTTACGCATATCAGAATTATATCCTTTACCCGTACACTTTCTCGAGCAATGCGTTAGTCCAACAGCATAGGCCGAGATTCATTTACGATCTGCCTACTAATTTCCTGAAAATGAATACCTTGATAGTTCGCAAGGATTCGCGGCAAGAGGTAGAGGACAAGACTTATATCCTTGACTTGACCAATAAAAAGATAAGCATTAACCGCTATGTCGAAGGTGAGTATATCTTAAACTACTGGCGCAAACCGACTTATATTACGATTACCGGCGTTGATGCTACGGATGATGCTCAGACGGTAGATGTGAACGATGATGGGGCGTATGTCATGGCATTAGGCGTTGCTTCGCTTGTGAGCGCAAAGAATGACCCTGCTACTAGCGTACTGCTCAACAATTTGTATGAAGCCAAGAAAGCCAATTTGACAAGTTCTGACGGGGTATATGTGCAATCGCAAGTACCATTGAGCGGGTGGTGATTGAATGGGTAATTATCAACCGGCATACATGAAAACACCTTCTGCCCCCAAAATTAAAACCTTTGGATTTGACAATGGCAATAATGGCGGTCAAAACATGAG